GGTTGCATAGGTGCTTCACCTTGAGGTTGCTGAACCAAGAACGACTGTGGGTCTTTAACCCCGAAACCTGTTCCAAGCACATACTCAGCCAACCTTGACATATTGACAAGACCAGCCTGAGCAAACGGTTGCAACGCTGAAACGATCTGCAAAGCCATATCGCGACGGAAAGCCTCATTACGAGGAGCAGTAGAACCTGCTTCCACCGTAAAATCAAACTCACCTTGGATGTAATCCTTGTCAAAAGTCAACCAAACAGGTGCCGCTTCGGTGCCCACGATACGAACAGTTTGCTCACCTGTCAAGTATTGTTGTGCCAACATAATCAAGTTAGAAGCACAACGAGCAATAGCGTTCTCAATACCAACAAGTTTCTCAGCAACACGAGCGTTTCCTGCCTCAGCAATAATAGAAGCCTCACGAGCAGTTCTCGTTGTCTCAGGGATAGCGCCACGCTGATACTCAGAGACACCTGACACACGGTCAATGTCGTTCTGAATCAAATTGGACTGGTTGTAGAACTCAGGTGGGTTAATCAATGCAGGCATTGGAACAACAACATTCGCCAAGTTCTCTGAACCCTTAACAGGAACAATCACATTGTCGTCGTCAGAAGCCAACATCTGCCTACCGAAGTCATCAAACGCTGATTCGTTGAACAACCATTTACGGCTGTAACGCTTACGGTGGTTCATCATTTGCGTACGAGTTTCGTTCAACTCCAACTGCAACGGCTCAATAGCCTCAAGTTCACCCATTGGGTAAAAGAAGTTAGGAATGTCATAGTTCCGCAACATGAAGAATGGATGACCAAACACATATGGCATCTTCACTGGTTTGATAAGGAACTTATCTGCACCACTGTCAGAGAACACACACATCTCACCAGTATCAATGTCATAGAACTCAAAAATGTCACAATAGGCGTCATCTGCGTCCATGGCGTTATAAGTACTGTTTACTGTCGCATCACCATACTTTTTGAAAGAAGAAGGTGACAAATCTTTACGAGCAGAATAATCGTATCGTTGATCATTCTTTGCATCCTTCAAAGGGCGACGAGTGCGTTGACAAATCCAACGCATATCTTCCATGCAAGTAGAATCAGGGTCAACAAACATTTCAAAAGGATCAACACGCTCCAAGAATGGGCGATCCTCTCTGATAACAAAATCTGATTCAACATCGTCTGTTGTTTTCTTTGGATCAGCCATCTCATCGGCTGTATCTTGAACATCATCAGCCTTTGATTCCTCAACGAAACGGTAACCAGTTTTCACCCAACCATGACCAAGAATCAAATAATCTTTTACAGCCCGTTGGAATTCTGCTTGACATTCGTAATGTTGCCACCAATAGTTAATAATTGATTCAGTAACAACAGCCTTATCGCCATCCTCGGGTTTGCGAGGATTAACATTAATTTTAGGGCGACCAATAGCAACAGACGGCGCAAGAGTGTTGATTGTGGAAAACGCAATGTTTACAAGAAGACGATCACCGACTGCTTGACCGCGATACTGACGACCACGGTAAAGATTGATCATTCGTTGCCAAAGTTGGTCATAGTTTTCACTTTGACGCCACTTTTTTGAATAGTCAACACGCTTCCTATAGTTAGAAAGTTTGTCTGCATTTGATTGACGAGCCATTAACAGTCCCACTTCTTTAGAGCCAATGATTTACGGGTAGGTTTGCCTTTTGAATCTTTCATCGGACCTGGCATACCTGACATTCTTGCGCAAAAAGATTTACGACGAGCCGCATCTTTGGGTGATTTCTTTGCCTGTTTTGCTGACACAGGCGGTTTCAATGTGCCACCCGTTTCAGCCTTGTACGACGCACGACCCTTAGCGTTCAAACCGCCTTTAGGGTTTTTGCCTTCTTTGCGTTGCCATGCTGGTGTTTTGGGCATTATTTTTTCTTCTTCTTTGCAACTTTCATATTGTCAATCAGGTTTGGGTATGGGCGACCAGCGGCTTCCGCTGATGCTTTAGCCTTTGCTTTTTGAGCAGGAGTTAATGGAGTTGATTTCTTTTTAGGATTTTTTGTATCCCAAACAGGTTTCGTTGTTGATTTCATAGTTCCGTACTTTGGGTTCGCTTTCATTATTTATTTGACCTTGCTACTGATGCGGTAACAACTGCATCTCCGCTTGTGTATGCACTCATTCGTGCCCTGAAATTTGGCAACCCTTGAATGTTCAAACTAAACACACCAACAGTTGTGGTCGTTGTAACAAGAGTTGTTGCGGTGGTTTGTGCAGAGGCTTTCATTGCAATGGCAACATAGTTTGTGCCATCTACTGAGGCTTCAAATGTGATTGTGCCAGTGAATGTGCCAGTTACTTGAAGAACAACAGTGTCTGCGGTTAGTGCAGTTAGTGTCAGTGCTTCTTCTGCGACGCCAAGTGTTTTGGATTCTACTGATGGGACTAATGACATGGTTATTTCTTCTTTCCTTTAAATGATTGTTTGGACACTTAATTACATCTTCTTGTCTGTACGGGTTTTATATTTTGATGGTTTGCCAGACTTTGGCGGAAGCATTCCCTTATCTTTTGGTTTGCCTTTGCTTGGTGTCTTAGGCAGTTTTAACATACCCGGATCTGAATCTTCTGGACTTGGCTTTTTTGCGCCAACAGCCTTTTTATATGCCTTAGCCATAGGAGACTGAGTTACTGCAACAACAATTCCGAATTTAGGCTTCTTCATTGTTCCAACTCCCTTTGTGCTTTTACCGACATAGTTGAGTTATTTACAGACTTTTTCTTTCTCTTACCGTAAGTCGCACGAGCCTGTGCTCTAGCGGCTTTTTCTTCAGCGGATCGTGGTTGACCCTTTTTGGCAACCTTGATACCACGCTTTGCAAGTCGTTGGTTAACGAACTCTTGGCGTGCTTTTTCCGCTTCAGGGTTCTTTAATGCTTTGTACGGTTTAACAGCAGGTTTCGTTGATGTGGTAGCAGTAACAGAAGCCTTTGTTGGTTGTGACTGTTGCTTGATAATTGCAGATGGTTTGTTTCCAACAATTTGAGCAGTCTTGTATGCGTCAGCCATTGCTTGGTCTCTGTTTGGCTTAGGAGGCGTTACTGCTGGCTTATTGAAACCTTCTGGTTTACCAACAGCAGGTATCCCGCCTTTTGTAAAAAACCCCACAATGTTTTTTCCAACATTGGCAAGCGCCGCACGATTAGCCGCAGCAGAACCTTTTGGAGGTTTTGTTGATTTAGTAGCGCTCTTATATGAATCAGCCATTGAAGGTTTTTGACCCGGTGGATACTTTTTAGATGCCATTATTTTTTGTCCTTGCTCTTAGGTTTTGGTTTTGGTTTTGTTTTTGGCTTACCGTATTTCTCTACTAATGCTTTGTCTTTCTTCGCTTGCTTAGTAGCAGGAACCTCTATTTTTTTGCCTTTTTTCATTGGGGGCAAAGTAATTTTGGGATACTTTTTGATTTTCATTTTGTCTCCAAATGCCAAGTAATATGTCCGTCTAGTTTTGTATCAACTTTGTCAACCTTTGCTGACACCTCATGAAGAAGAGTTCTTGCCTCAGCATGCTGTTCAGTATTTTCTTTGCGCAACGATTGAACCACAATCACTAAAGGTCCGCCAATAAAAGCCACAGCAATAGGGACAAGCCATTCCATTAGATCAGTTCCCGCCGACTTGGAACCTTCTCAATGAGCCCTGCTTTGAACTTTGGTGAATCTTCCATTATCCGTTGTTGCTCTCTTTCGGTAAGACCATGGAAGTTTTCTTTGCCGTAAGTGAAGCCCAATCGGACAGATTTGACATGACATTTGAAGCAATACCCTCTTTTGATGTCATTATCTGCCTCAATCGGTTTTGAACAAGAAGAACAATACATAAATCCCCTATAAGTAAGCCGAAATCATTACATATCCTAGTACGACGAGAACTCCCCAATGAAGTACCTTTCTCGTTCAGTTTTAGGTTTTCTAAGTTTGGACGCAAAATAGTTGATCGTCCCAAACGGGGCATCAGTTTTCGGGCGGTATTCAGGAAGCCACACATACTTCAGCATCTGATTAGCGATAGCCAAACTCATCACCCTGTCATCGTGGGGTGAACCATGGGTAGAGCCATTGTCGTCACGGACAAAGGTTTTCAGTTCCGCTACCGTGAATTCGCACAACACTTTCAACACCCCGTCACGAAGGTTGGCGCTAAGTTCGTCAATAGCCAACGGTTTAGTCAAAGTGGTTGTTCTCCAACCAAGTTGCTCAGTTTGTTCAGGGTGGCGTTGATTTAGTCGTCGTTGGCGGTAAAGGTTGACATAACCTGCCTTGTTTAAAGCGGTCAAAGTGGTTAAACCGTGGTTGTTTGATTCAACGCCAATAACTGCTTCGTTATAGAAATATCCCAAGGCGTAAAGGATTTCTTCACCAAATTTGTCGGGATCAACATGTCCGTGCCAGTGGGCGACAACTAACCCTGTTTTAGCCTCAATGACATGGGCTGTGGAATAGTCACCACGAGCAAGTCCTTCAGCGACATCCGCCCCTATCGCGTAGGTCGTTCCAAACATGGGTAACTGCCATATAGATAGCGGACCGCCCGTTGATTCAAATATGAACGCATTTTTTGAGTCAGACAATTTTTTGTTAAACCCTTGTTTGGGTTTTTCACAAACAATGTTATGTAATACATCAATATCAAATACAGGTCTACCTGAACGGATAAAGGCTTCCTCAGGGTTGGATGGGTACTCTTGGTGTAACTGCCAAGGTGGTAGTTCTAACGACTGTGCGTCATACCAAGATTGGTCACGGTCTCCGTTTGCTGACCATGGGAAAAAGATGCCATGGAAACGATTTGTTCCGTTTTGCGATCCTTGCCACAAAGTGTAAAAGATGTTTCCTTCACCTTTGGCTGTGGACAAACAGATAACACGACCACCGACATCGGCAATAGGTTCAATTGACGCCCATGCTTCTTCAGGGTTCGGAAGGAACGCCATTTCGTCAATGATGGCTAGATATACGGATTCACCACGGGCAGGTTCGTTTGCGGATGGCATTGATTCAATAACTGAATCGTTGCTGAAAACCATTTTGAGCACATTGTTTTGCATCAGTTCAGGTCCTGCTAGTTGCAACCATCGTGGCATGAACTTGTAAATATATTTTGCTTTAGATAACAGTTTTGTGGCTTCTCGTTCTGTTTTAGACAACATGACGATGAAACGATCAGACCAAAAGAACGCCAACCACAATGCGAAAGCGGCTGCGAGTGTTGAGAAACCGATCTGTCGGGCTTTTAGAACAATGGTGTTTCTGTTCCCCAACCATGCCCGTACTGTGGCTATCTGTGCGGGGCGTAGTTCAAACTGTATGCGCCCTTTGCTTGGGTGTTTGATGTACGCAAAGTTTTTGCAGAAGAATTCAAAGGCTTCTACAAGTTGTTCTACATCAGCGTTTTCAGGTCCGCGACATTTCCTGTAGTTGTATTCGTTGAGAAGATCGTTGAGTTCCATTTAGATGTTCCTCCAAAA